TTCTTTCGCTTTCAAAGTGGTGTATGCAATCATGTTTTTTGGAAATTTCGGCAATGCCTCTGCCATATCGTCCAGTGTCATGTATTGAAAGTGCAGATCATCATCAAGATTTTCAAAATCCTCTAGCTTTAACAGCAATGAGCGTAAGCAGTCATAGTCTAACTTCATATTATTCACCCCCTTCCCGTGTTCCCATTATACCACACCGGAGCAAGGAATACAATGCATCGTCCTGAGCATGACGCAAAACCGCTTACCAACATCTTCAATCTTCAATCGCCATTGTGGCGAATACCTCCTTTCTTATCCATGCGGCAGTACTGGCAATACTGCCGCAGATGGGGCGACGAGTATCAGCCGGGTGCAACTCCCGGACGCTCCACAATTCCGCAAAGCGAGGTGAATCATATGAACAATACCGTGACGAAACAGGTGGACAGGACGGACAGAGAGCAGTATCTGGAAGCCTGCCGGAGCTATGCGGCGGCAACGTCGCCCATGGACGGTCTGGCACTGGCACAGCTGGCGATCGCTGCGATCTTCGCCGGAATGCAGATCGGCGAGCAGAACGCTGCACGCACACAGAAAGGAGCATAACATGGCAAAAACTAACCTGAAAGAAATGCCGGTGGAAGTTCGTTCTTCCGGCAAAGAACCGCAGAACGATTTCTTCGCAGCGTTTCTGGAGTATGTGAAGCAGCACGCCGATGAAGCGATCGCTGCGGTAGAAGCACAGAAAAATGCCGCAAAGTAAATCAAGAACCTGAAAGGAAGTATCATCATGGAAGAAAAGAAGAAACACATTGAGATCCACATCGACATGGACGAGAACGAGCAGATCACGCCGAACTCAAAGATAAGCAACGCCAACGCCGCCGAAGTTGCGAACTGCTATCTTGCTGGTGCGATATACATTGCCAATGTCATTGCAGATAGCAGCAACGGTGTGTACGATGCAAAACAGGCATTGGATGAGATGTTCAGAAGGTTTGCCGTTGTTCTTGCACACTTCGATGAAATCATGGACAAGGAAGACAACCGATGACCCTCAAAATGACCGCCGAGGAATACAACGGCGTGATAAAGTACCTGCTGTCCCTGCCCATGAGTAGGGCGGACTTCCCGATGCTGGAGTATCTCTACGCCGGCGGCGGGATTCCGGAGGTACTCGAACCGATCAAGGACTTACGTGTCAGAGTGGCGATGAATGCGGTCAAGGCAAAGTGTGATGAAAATACGCAGAAAGAGGTGATAGAAAATGAAAGTACTGGTAGCATGCGAAGAATCCCAGCGAGTGTGCACAGAATTTCGTAGACTTGGACACGAGGCGTACAGCTGCGACATACAAGAATGTTCCGGAGGACATCCGGAGTGGCACATTATGCAGGACGTTATCTCTCTGATAAATGGAAAGTGTGCATTTACTACGTGTGACGGAAAGTCACATACAATAGACAGAAGATGGGATATACTGATTGCACATCCGCCGTGCACCTATCTCAGCAATGCGGGAGCAAGACATCTGTGGAAAAATCACGTTTTGAATCGGGAACGGTACGAAAAAGGATTGACGGGCAAAGCTTTTTTTATGGAATTTTTGAATGCAGACTGCCCAAGAATATGCGTTGAAAATCCCGTCCCGAGCAAAGTGTATGAGCTGCCTCGATATACGCAGACAATACAGCCGTATGAATTTGGGCACCCGTACAGCAAAAGGACATGCCTTTGGCTGAAAAATCTTCCGAAGCTGGTACCAACCGAAACAGTCGAGCCTATCGGTACTTTTTGCCCGTCCGGCTCTTACAGCAAAAAACACGACTGCAAGCATCGAGGCGTTTTTACAAAAGACCGTGCAAAAAACAGGAGCAAAACATTTCCCGGAATCGCAAGAGCCATGGCAGAGCAATGGGGAAAAGAAAACCCCTGCACCGGCGGCAACCGGTAACGGGGGCATGGGTAAAAAATAACCATACTTATCATACCACGAACGGAGGAATTTGTCAAATGAAAACCGAGAAAACTGTAACCAGCCATTCAGACGTATACGTCTACGCGACAGCGATCGAGAGTATCCGGCACGACGACACGCTGGACAAGGTGATGATGCGGGACATTCTGCGTCGGCTGATCGCTGACTTCGACAAGGCGGTCATAGCTGACAAGGAAAAAGCAGCATTCGAGGAGGCATGCTGCCGTGGATAACCGGAACGAGAAAGACCGCTGCGTCAACTGCGGCATCAGGAACGTACCCTTGTACTTAGGACTAGACAACCGGCTGCACTGTGCCGATCACATCGGACTGCTGCTGCCGCCGGACAAGCCGGAACAGCCGGCAGAGGAGGAACATCATGGATAAACTGAGAATGCAGAAGAAAGAGCCTGCCGGCAGGAAGAACGGCGAACGGCGGCTGTTCAGCAGCGTGAACCTGCGGATGGAGCACATTGCACTGGTGGAGGAGATCGCACTGGAAACCGGACGCACCAAGACACAGGTGCTGGGGGATATGGTCCAGTTCGCCTACGACCACATCGAACTGTATGAGGAGGGAGAAGCATGAGCGTGAAGATCAACAGTCTGGAAATCGAAAACGTCAAGCGGATCAAGGCGGTAAAGCTGGAACCGTCCGCCAATGGTCTGACCATCATCGGCGGCAACAACAATCAAGGGAAAACCTCTGTGCTGGATGCCATTGCATGGGCACTGGGCGGCGACAAGTACAAGCCTACCGCTGCGGCAAGGGACGGGGCATACACCGATCCCATTCTCCATGTGGAGCTGTCCAACGGTCTGATCGTGGAGCGGAAGGGCAAGAACAGCAGCCTGAAAGTCATCGATCCAAACGGCAACAAGGCAGGGCAGCAGCTGCTGAACTCGTTCCTGTCTGCACTGGCATTGGATCTGCCCAAGTTCATGAACGCATCGGACAAGGAAAAAGCGGCGATCCTGCTACAGATCATCGGCGTGGGTGAACAGCTGACACAGATCGAATCCGAGGAAAGCCGGCTGTACAACCAGCGTACCGCCATTGGCAGGATCGCCGACCAGAAACAGAAGTATGCCTCAGAGCTGCAGTGCTGGGAGAACGTGCCGAACACGCCGGTTTCCGCGTCGGAGCTGATCGCACGGCAGCAGGAGATCTTGGCACGCAACGGCGAGAACCAGCGGAAACGGGAAAACGCTGCCCGGTATGCACAGGAACTCACCGCCGCACAGGCTGCCTATGACGCAGCCAAACAGCGTCTGGAACTGGCAGAGCAGAACGCTGTGACTGCCCAGATGTCCGCACGGGATCTGCAGGACGAATCCACCACCGAACTGGAAAAGAGCATTGCGGAGATCGATGCCATCAACATGAAGATCCGGGACAACCTGAACAAGGAACACGCCGAGGAAGAGGCAAAGACCTACCGGCAGGACTACGAAGCATTGACGGAGCAGATCACCGCACTGCGGCAGGAGAAGCAGGACTTGTTGCAATCTGCCGACCTGCCGCTGGAAGGGCTGACGGTGGAAAACGGAACACTACAGTACCACGGCAAGCAGTGGGACAGCATGAGTGGCTCAGAGCAGCTGCGAGTGGCGGCTGCCATTGTGCGAAAGCTGAATCCGGACTGCGGCTTTGTGCTGCTGGACAAGCTGGAACAGATGGACAGCGTCACCCTGCAGGAGTTCGGGCAGTGGCTGGAACAGGAAGGTTTGCAGGCAATTGCCACCCGTGTGTCTACAGGAGATGAGTGCAGTGTCATCATTGAGGACGGCTATTCTGTGGACACTCGTCCGGCACAGCCGGTGCAGACCGAGCCGCTGACACCGCCGATCATTCAAAAAGCATGGACGAAAGGAGCGTTCTAAATGGATAAACCAACTCGTTGCATAGATCCCGTCATGAAGTATTGTCAAGGGTGTCAGTATGGCTGGATTAAATATCCGGATTGGGTAGAAACACGTGACGACTTGTGCGACTGTAGCTTTGAAAGCGGATGTATGTACGGCTTAGAGAATGACGAACCATCCGAAAAAGAACTCAAAGAATTTGAAGAGAAGAACGGTGCACGAAAGTGAGGAAAAAGCAACATGAATTTTGAAGAAACAAACGGCATTCAGACCGGTGCCGGCGTGAAACTGGTCATCTACGGACAGGAGGGCGTGGGAAAGACCTCTCTGGCGGCACAGCTGCCGGGAGCGGTGTTTCTGGACTGCGAGGGCAGCACCTCGAAGATGAACGTCCGGCGGCTGCCCAAGCCCACCAGCTGGGAGATGCTCCAGCAGGAAGTGGACTTCGTGCTGGAATCCCACGCACAGCGGCAGTATCAGACCTTGTGCATCGACACCTTCGACTGGGCAGAACGCCTCGCCATTGCCCAGCTGTGCAGCAAGCATCAGGTCAACGGCATCGAGGGCTTCGGCTACGGCAAGGGCTGGGAGTACGAGGCGGAGGAGATCGGACGGTTTCTGGACAGCACAGAACGCCTTGTGCAGGCAGGCGTTAATGTGGCACTGCTCTGCCACGCCGTCACCCGAAAAGCGTCCCTGCCGGAGATCGACGCAGAGTTCGACCACTGGGAACTGAAACTGGGGAACAAGACCACCAACAAGATCGCACCGCTGCTGAAAGAGTGGTCAGACATCACCCTGTTTCTGGCGTTCCAGACCCACGTCATCGCCACCGACGACAAGGGCAAAAAGCACAAGGCGACCGCCTGCAACCGCGTGATGTACACCACGAAAACGGCTTGGTGGGACGCAAAGAACCGGTTCGGGCTGCCGGAGATGCTGCCCCTGGAATATGCGTCCATTGCGTCCGTCTTCGCTGCACCTGCACCAGCTGCCGCACCTGTTCCGAAAGCACAGCAGGTCATAGAAAAGGCACAGGCTGCCGGACTGCCCACGGAAAAAGACATTGCAGAATCGGAGCTGCTGATTACCGCAGACGGGCAGCTGCCAGAGCCCCGGCAGACCGCCGAAGATGTCCAGACGCAGCACATTCTGGACGGCATCGCACCCCAGCTGGCACATCTTATGGCAGCCGCACAGGTGCAGCCGTCGGAATTGCAGGCAGTAGTCGGCAGCAAGGGCTATTTTCCGGCAGATATGCCCGTCCAGAACTATCCGCAGGACTTCGTGGAGGGCTGGTGCATTCCGTGGTGGAAGAACATCGTGGAAATGATACAGCAAAATCGAGTGCCGTTTTAAGGCAATACCGCACAAAGAGAAAGGCAGGTTCTACATGAACAATTACAACAACACAACCGCAAACACCCAAGGTCACGAACTGGGCTGGGACGACGAGATCCAGCAGGAGAGCAGCTTTATTCTGCTGCCGGAGGGCGACTATCGCTTTACCGTGGAGAAGTTCGATCGTGCCAGACATGCCGGCTCGGAGAACATTCCGCCCTGCAACAAGGCAATCGTCCACTTCCGGGTGTTCAGCCCGGACGGCAGCAGCGTCCTCCTGCAGGAGAACCTGTTTCTGCACACGAAAATGGAATGGAAGCTGTCCGAGTTTTTCGCCAGCATCGGCATGAAACAGAAAGGGCAGGCGGCACAGATGAACTGGTCACAGGTGTGCGGCAAGTCCGGCGTGTGCCATGTGAAAATCCGCACCTATGAAAAGCGGGACGGCGGCGGAACTGGACAGGCAAACCAGATCGACAAGCTGTACCCGTCTTACGATCAGCCCCAGACCACTCAGAACGCCCCACAGCAGCCCTGCACTTCGTATCCGCAGAGCAATGCACAGCCGTGGCAGCAGCCCCAGAGCACCACTCAGGGCGGCTGGAACAGGGGACAGTTTTAAGGAGTGAACCCCCTCAGTCACCTACGGTGACAGCTCCCCTGTTAGGGGAGCCAGTATGGAAAGGAGTACGATCATCATGCAAATGCGACCTTATCAGCAGGCGGCGAGAGAAGCCGTGCACCGGGAGTGGGACGAGGGCAGAAACCGGACGCTGCTGGTGCTGCCCACCGGTTGCGGCAAGACCATTGTCTTTGCCAAGATCACCGAGGACGAAGTCCGCAGCGGCAGCCGGGTGCTGATCCTGGCACACCGGGGCGAACTGCTCCAGCAGGCGGCGGACAAGCTGGAACGCACCAGCGGTCTGAAATGTGCCGTGGAAAAGGCAGAGCAGACCTGTCTGGGAGAGTGGTATCGTGTCACAGTGGGCAGCGTTCAGACCCTCATGCGGCAGAAACGCCTTGCCCAGTTCCCGCCGGACTACTTCCAGACCATTATCATCGACGAGGCACACCACGCCATTTCCGGCAGCTATCAGGTGATACTGGATCACTTTTCCGATGCCCATGTGCTGGGCGTGACGGCAACGCCCGACCGGGGCGACAAGCAGAATCTGGGCAAGGTGTTTGACAGTCTGGCGTATGAATACACTCTGCCACAGGCCATTCACGAGGGATACCTAACGCCGATCCGGGCATTGACTGTGCCGGTGCAGATCGATTTCACCCATGTGGGGACGGCTGCCGGAGATTACAAGCCGGGGGATATTGCCACGGCGTTAGACCCCTATCTCGACCAGATCGCCGCCGAAATGGCAAAGCACTGTGCCGACCGGAAAACCGTGGTGTTCCTGCCGCTGGTCAAAACCTCCCAGAAGTTCCGGGATATGCTCTGCCGGCACGGATTCCGGGCGGCAGAGGTCAACGGCGAATCCGACGACCGGGAACAGGTCTTGCAGGACTTTTCCGACGGCAAATACAACGTGCTATGCAACAGTATGCTGCTCACCGAGGGCTGGGACTGTCCGGAGGTAGACTGCGTGGTGGTGCTGCGTTCGACGAAAGTCCGTGCCCTGTACTGTCAGATGGTGGGACGCGGCACACGGCTGGCAGAGGGGAAAGACCACCTTCTGCTGCTGGATTTCCTGTGGAACACGGAAAAGCACGAACTTTGCCGTCCGGCGTGCCTCATCTGCGAGGACGAGGAAGTGCAGCAGAAAATGACACAGCAGCTGGAACAGCAGCCCGGCGTGCCGGTGGACATCGAGGAAGCTGAAAACAAAGCGTCCGAGGACGTGGTGGCAGACCGGGAGTCCAAGCTGGCGGAGCAGCTGGAATCCATGAAAAAGCGGAAGTCGAAACTAGTCGACCCTTTGCAATACGAGATGTCGATCCAGTCCCAGGATCTGACCGGCTATGTGCCGTCGTTCGGGTGGGAATCGAATCCGCCCACGGACAAGCAGAAGAAAGACCTGGAGAAACGGGGCATCAACCCCGATGCGGTGGAGAGTGCCGGAAAGGCGGAGCAGATTCTCCGCACAGTGGCACAGCGGCAGATCAGCGGACTGGCTACCCCGAAGCAGATACGCTGTCTGGAAAAGTACGGTTTTCTGCATGTTGGCAGCTGGTCCTTCGATGCGGCAAAGAATCTCATCAACCGCATTGCCGCAAACGGTTGGCGTGTGCCGCGGTCGATTACAGCGGCGGAGTTTGTGCCGGAGGTGTGACCCCTCAGTCAAGCCTACGGCTTGCCAGCTCCCCTACAGGGGAGCCAGTATAGAAAGGATGATTTTTTGGACACCTACAAAGACGACAACTTAGACGAACTGCTGGACTACATCGACCCGGCGGCTCTGACTTATCAGGAGTGGTGCGGCGTGGGCATGGCACTGAAAGATGCCGGCTATGACTGCTCCCTCTGGGACAGCTGGTCACAGCGTGACACTGCCCGGTATCACAGCGGCGAGTGCGAAAAGAAGTGGCGGTCTTTCGCCGGCTCAGAGCACCCGGTCACTGCCGGAACAATTGTACACATGGCACTGGAAAACGGCTATCGTCCCCAAAGTGCCCCGAAAGAATCCAGAGCCCTCAGCTGGGACGATTACATCGGGGAGGACTATGTGGTCACCAGCCGGAAAGAGGCACAGGATATTCCCATTCCGGAGCCGCAGACGTGGAATCCGGCACAGGAGCTTTCCCGGTACATCGAAACCTTGTTTGAAGCAGAAGATTTCGTGGGCTATGTGACGGAAACGTGGCAGAACAAGGACGGCAAGTATCTGCCCACATCGGGCTGCTGCGACCGCACCGCCGGACAGCTGCTGGAGGCACTGGGCAAGTGTGGCGGCGACATCGGGGCGGTAGTCGGGGACTACGTCGAAGAAGCCGGAGCGTGGATCCGGTTCAATCCCCTGGACGGCAAGGGCGGCAAAAACGAGAACGTCACGGAATACCGCTATGCACTGGTGGAATCGGACGTGCTGGACGTGGAGCGGCAGAACGGCATTCTCCACGAAATGCAGCTGCCCATTGCGTGTCTGGTGTACTCCGGCGGCAAGAGCCTCCACGCCATTGTGCGTGTGGACGCTCCCAACTACGAAGAATACCGGAAACGGGTGGACTTCCTCTACGAGGTCTGCGACAAGAACGGCTTGAAGGTAGACCGCCAGAACCGGAATCCGTCCCGGCTCTCCCGTATGCCGGGTATCCTGCGGAACGGCAAAAAGCAGTTTCTGGTGGCGACCAACATCGGACTGAGTTCGTGGGCGGAATGGAAAGACTACATCGACAGCGTTACCGATGATCTGCCGGAGTTCGAGAGCATGGCGGAGGCGTGGGAGCATATGCCGGAGCTGTCGCCGCCGCTGATCGAGAACGTGCTGCGGCAAGGACACAAGATGCTCATTGCCGGACCGTCCAAAGCCGGAAAGTCCTATGCCCTCATTGAGATGTCCATTGCCATTGCCGAGGGGCGGCAGTGGCTGGGCTGGCAGTGTGCCAGGGGGCGTGTGCTGTACGTCAATCTGGAACTGGATCGGGCGAGCTGCCTGCACCGGTTTCGGGACGTGTATCAGGCAATGGAACTGCCGGCGGCGAATCTCCGGAGCATTGACATCTGGAATCTCCGCGGCGTGACGGAACCTATGGACAGGCTTGCCCCGAAGCTTATCCGGCGAGCCAAGAAAAAGCAGTACATCGCCGTCATCATCGACCCCATTTACAAGGTCATCACCGGCGACGAGAACAGTGCCGACCAGATGGCCCATTTCTGCAACCAGTTCGACAAGGTGTGCACCCAGCTGGGCTGTGCGGTGATCTACTGCCACCACCACAGCAAGGGGGCACAGGGCGGAAAGCGAAGCATGGACCGTGCTTCCGGCAGCGGCGTGTTTGCCCGTGATCCGGACGCACTCATTGACATGACGGAACTGGAACTGACGGACGAGATCCTCAAACAGGAGACCAATTCTGCCATCTGCGAAGCCTGCATTGAAAAACTGCGGCAGCACGCTCCGGCAGTGCTGGCAGATGCCGCACCGGACGAGTTGCTCAGCCATGTGGAATCCCTGAAGCTGTGCCGGGACAATCTGCCGCCGGCGGTGTACGATGGTTTTCTTGGCGAGATCGAGACGGTCAAGCGGACAGTGCGGCAGCGGACTGCATGGCGGCTGGACGGCACGCTCCGGGAGTTCCCGAAGTTCGAGCCGAAGAACCTGTGGTTTCGGTATCCGGTGCACGTGGAGGACACTGTGGGCGTGCTGAAAGACCTGCAGGCAGAGAGCGAGATGCCGCCGTTTCAGCGGGGGAACAAGAAACGCGGAGAGAAAACCAAGGAAACCTATGCGGCACAGAAAGCCGACAAGAAAGCGGCTCTGCTCAATGCGTTTCACGCCTGCAATATGGACGGGGCGGTGACGTTGAAAGACATGGCGGAGTATCTTGGCATCAGTGAAAAAACCGTCCGCCGCCGTGTCAAGGACTGCGGAGAACTGACCATTGCAGACAACAGCATTCAGCTGTCAGAAATGGAAAATAATGGTGGGACAAAATGAGGGACAACAGTGTATATATAAATATATACTTGTCCCTGTCCCTGTGTGACAGTCAATGACAACAAGTAACAAGAGTGCGAATGCACGGCACTCTTGTAACACTTGTCGTCTGACATTGACAAAAGCGAACCCGAAAAAACCAGAAATGGAGGTACGAACATGACAACATTTTTCCTGCCCATGCTGCCGCCGACCAGTACGCACCAGCAGGTGGGACATACCATCGACAAGCAGGGACGGCACCGGTTCTACCAGCGTGGAAACGGCGAGGCAGAGGCAAAGCTGACCGCCCATCTCATGAAGCACATTCCGGAACAGCCGTACACCGGAGCAGTCCGAGTGGTGGTGAAGTGGTGCTATCCCAGAAAGGCAAAGCACCAAAGCGGCGAACCATATACCAACAAGCCGGACGTGGACAACCTGTGCAAGGCACTGTTCGACATCATGACCCGGCTGCACTACTGGAACGATGACAAGCAGATCTACAGTGCAGTGGTGGAGAAGTTCTGGGCAGATGTGCCGGGGGTGTTTGTGGAGATCGAGGAGGCACAGCCATGACCACCAAACCCTGCGAAACCTGCGGCAAGCTGCTGATCGGCGTGAAAGGCGACCGGAGATTCTGCAACGCCTGTGCCATACGCCGGCGAAAAGCATATCAGAAACAGTATCGGGAGAACCGGAAGAAACGCTAACGCACGCCGAGCGTAAGCCTAACGCACGCGGGTGTTAACCGAGCATAAAATCCAAAAGGAGTGGATCTACATGGAAAACAAGCAAATCAAGAAAGCCACGCTCTGCTGGCGGTGCAGGCACGCCGTACCCAGTGCGTCAACCGGATGCAGCTGGTCACGCCGCTTTGTGCCTATCGAGGGCTGGACTGCGGAAAAGCACCAGCAGAAACAGAGCGGCAGCGTTTACGAAACCTACTGTGTGATAAGCTGCCCGCTGTTCCAGAAGGACGGCAGGAACAGTGCTGACAGCTGCAAGGACGACACCGGCTGCGTCCGCATCGCAGAGCATATCCTGCGAGGACAGATGAACCGGTACCGCACTGCACTGGAACGCTACGCCAGAACCGGGAGCGACAATGATCTGGCACAGTTCCGGTCGATCGAGCGTGACCTGCTCACGCCGTACTATGCGGCACTGACGCTGCACAGCATTGACCTGCGGCAGGTGTGCAATGAACTGCGGCAGAAGGCAGGGCTGCCGGAACTGGAGGAGATGTAATGACCAAAGAAACACTACAGCAGTGCCGGAGTGCATCGCTTGCACGAATATCGGTTAAGAAACGCATCGCAGAGCTACGAGAAGATGCGGCAGGCATCAGCGGCATCCGATACGGTGGCGACGCTCCACGAAGCAGAGGCGACAGCCGTTCGTTGATCGGCAGCAACGATATGTAGAGGCGTTGGAACAGCTGTCTGCGGAGTACGAGGAAACAACTGCCGCGTGGGCAGAGAAAGCCGCAGAAGCAGAACGTGCTGTGCGGTTTCTGCCGCCGAAGCTGGGGGAACTGGTGCGGCTGCGATACATCGACGGGCTGAAATGGGAACAGATCAACGAACGGCTGTACATATCGCCGACAACTTCCAAACGTCTGCATCACGCTGCACTGAAAAAAATGGGGCTGGAATAAAAGTCGGACTTTTATGGACCCCTCATCCTGTGCTATAATGATATTATCAAATACTGACAAGAACCGCTGCAAGGGTGACCTTCGGCGGTTTTTGTATGCCATTGAAAGGAGCGTGACCCGATGCCATACAAACAGCGTACCCAGTGCCGCCATCCCGGCTGTCCGGTGCTGATTCCGGTAGGCAGCAAGTACTGTGACAAACACAAGCAGCTGCATCCTGACCGACCATCTGCCGTCAAGCGTGGCTACACCAGCCGGTGGCAGCGGATCAGCAGACAGTATCTGCGGCAGCATCCCCTGTGTGTCCGGTGCGGCAGACCGGCACAGGTGGTAGACCACATCGTCCCCCACAGAGGCAGGGAGCAGCTGTTCTGGGACGAGAGCAACTGGCAGGCATTGTGCAAGGCTTGCCACGACAGGAAAACCGGCGAGGAGGACAGCTGCCCGACCTACGAGTATTAGGGGGAGGGGGTATCAAAATCTCTCCAAGGCAGGCTATGAAAAGACCGGCGCCCAACTCCGTGTGAGAGTTCGCAAAATGAAAAGAGGGGGGTATCCGGCGGAAAACGGCAGGAGGTGATACGAAATGGCAGGAAGAAAACCGAAACCCACCCAGTCGGCATAGGACTGGCAATAGCCGGCGAGCTTGAAGGTGCTGGAGGGCAATCCGGGCAAGCGGCAACTGAACCCCAACGAGCCGAAACCGGACGCATCTGTCCCGAAGTGTCCGGCGTGGCTGAGCAAAGAGGCAAAGCGGGAGTGGAAACGGCTTGTGCCGTTTCTGGAGCAAGCCGGACTGCTCACACAGGTGGATCGTGCCGCTTTCGCCGGCTATTGCCAGTCCTATGCCGACTGGGTGGATGCCAAGGCACACATTGCCGCAGAGGGCAGCACTTTTGAAACACCCAACGGCTATCAGCAGCAGACCCCGTGGGTGTCCATTGCACAGGCAAGTCTGAAAACCATGCTGAAATTCTGCACGGAATTTGGTCTGACACCGTCCAGCCGCAGCCGGATTGTGGCGGCAAATGCACCGGAATCCGAGGCGGACGACATGGAAATGCTGCTGGGCGGTGACGGATGATGGGGAAAAACGACCTGCGTCCGGCGGAATTCCCCCGTCTGGAGCACTACGAGCCGTCCGGATTCATGCTCCCCACGTCCCATTATGATGCCAAAAAGGCAGACCGAGCCGTGGCGTTTATCGAAAATCTCCGGCACACCAAGGGGAAATGGGCAGGCAAGCGGTTCTGGCTGCTGCCGTGGCAGGAGCAGATCATCCGGGACGTGTTCGGCATCGTCAAAGAAAACGGTAAGCGGCAGTTTCTCACGGCGTATGTGGAGATCCCCAAGAAAAACGGCAAGTCAGAACTGGCGGCAGCGGTCGCCCTGTACCTGCTGTACGGGGACAACGAACCGTCTGCCGAGGTGTACGGCTGTGCCGCAGACCGGCAGCAGGCATCTATCGTCTACGACGTGGCAAAGCAGATGATCGCACAGTCGCCGGCACTGGAAAAGCGGTCAAAGGTCATAGATTCTGTCAAGCGTGTGGTGAACTACAGCAACGCCGGATTCTATCAGGTGCTGTCCGCCGAGGTCGGCACCAAGCACGGGCTGAATGTGTCCGGTCTGGTGTTTGACGAGCTGCACGCACAGCCAAACCGGAAGCTCTGGGACGTTATGACCAAGGGCTCCGGCGACGCCAGAGAGCAGCCGCTGTTCTTTGCTATCACCACCGCCGGAAACGACCGGAACAGCGTGTGCTGGGAGCAGCACCAGCTGGCGATGGACATTCTCAAAGGCAGAAAGGCAGACCCCACCTACTATCCGGTGGTCTACGGCTTGTCCGATGAAGAGGACTGGAACGAGGAGAAGAACTGGTACAAGGCAAATCCCTCGCTGGGGTACACCATCCAGATCGACCGTGTCCGGAATCTGTACCGGCAGGCACTGGACAATCCGGCGGACGAGAACAACTTCAAGCAGCTGCGGCTGAATATGTGGGTGTCCTCCACCGTGGGCTGGATTCCGGAGCACGTCTGGGACTGGGGCAGCAAGCCCGTTGACACGGCGGCTCTGGAGGGCAGAACGTGCTACGCCGGACTGGACCTGTCCTCCACCACGGACATCACCGCATTTGTGCTGGTGTTTCCGCCGGAGAGCCAGGACGCACCTTACATCGTGCTGCCCTACTTCTGGCTGCCGGAGGATACGCTGGACTTGCGTGTCCGGCGTGATCACGTCATGTACGATGTGTGGGAAAAGCAGGGCTACATCTGCACCACCGAGGGCAACGTGGTACACTACGGCTTTATTGAGCAGTTCATTGACGATCTGGGACGGAAATTTCACATCAAGGAGATCGCCTTTGACCGCTGGGGTGCAGTGCAGATGGCACAGGACTTAGAGGACATGGGCTTTACCATGGTGCAGTTCGGACAGGGCTTTCGGGATATGTCGCCGCCGTCCAAGGAGCTGATGCGGCTGCTGCTGGAAAAGCGTATCCGGCACGGCGGCAATCCGGTGCTGCGGTGGATGTCGGGGAATGCGGTGGTCAGGCGTGATCCAGCCGGCAACATTAAGCCGGACAAGGAAAAGTCCACGGAGAAGATCGACGGGATCGTGGCACTGGTCATGGCTCTGGATCGCTGCATCCGGCACAAGGACGACACCCAGGGCAGCGTGTACGACGAAAGAGAACTTCTGATTTTTTGAGGTGATGACACATGGGAATTTTCACAGGGCTGTTCCGGTCACGGGACAAGCCGAAGAACTACTATCACAGCCCGTCCTATGCCTACTGGTTCGGGCGGTCGAAAAGCGGTGCAGAGGTCAATCCCTTTACGGCGATGCAGCAGTCGGCGGTGTACGCTTGTATCAAGGTGCTGGCGGAATCCGTGGCACAGCTGCCCCTGCATCTGTACGAGCGGACGGAACACGGCAAAGAGCCGGCAGTGCAGCATCCGCTGTACAAGGTGCTGCATGACCAACCCAATCCGGAAATGACCTCGTACACGTTCCGGGAGGTGCTGATGACGCACCTGCTCATTTACGGTAACGCCTACGCCCAGATCATCCGCAACGGTCGGGGCGAGGTGCTGGGGCTGTATCCGCTGGCGGCGAACCGTGTCCGGGTGGAACGGGAGGACAGCGGCGAGCTGGTCTATCTCTACCGCCGCTATGATGATGCGAACCCCAATTTCAGGGAACAGGGCGAGATCCGGCTGTATGACTTTGACGTGCTGCATATCCCCGGCATGGGGTTCGACGGGCTGGTGGGCTATTCACCCATCGCTCTGGCACGGAACGCCATCGGTCTGGCTCTGGACTGCGACCAGTACGGCTCCAGCTTCTTTGCCAACGGGGCAGCACCCAGCGGCGTGCTGAAACATCCGGGCGTGCTGAAAGATCCCCAGAAGGTGCGTGACGCATGGGAAAAGGCTTACGGCGGAGCAGGGAACTCCCACAAGACCGCTGTGCTGGAAGAGGGCATGGACTACCAGCCCATTTCCATGACACCCCAGGATTCGCAGTTTCTGGAGACCCGAAAGTTCCAGATCGAGGAGATCGCCCGGCTGTACCGGGTGCCACTGCACATGATCGGCGATCTGGATCACGCCACATTTTCCAACATCGAGCAGCAGTCCCTGGAGTTTGTGCAGTTTACGCTGATGCCGTGGCTGACCCGGTGGGAGCAGGAGATTCAGCGTTCCCTGCTCCTGCCCCAGGAGGAACGGCGGTATTTCGCAAAGTTCAATGTAGACGGCATGCTCCGGGGCGACTATAACAGCCGGATGCAGGGCTATGCCACTGCACGGCAGAACGGCTGGATGTCTGCCAACGACATCCGGGAGCGTGAGGACGAGAACCGCATTCCGGCAGAGGAAGGCGGCGACCTGTATCTGGTGAACGGCAGCTTTACCAAGCTGCAAGATGCCGGAGCATTTGCAAACGGAGGTGAAAGCAAATGAAGAAGTTTTGGAACTGGCTGCGGAACGATGCAGACGACGAGAGCGAGCTGTATCTGGACGGTGCTATTGCCAGTGAGACCTGGTGGGGCGATGAGGTCACGCCTGCCGCATTTCAGGCGGAGCTGAAACAGCACACCGGAGATGTGACCGTCTGGATCAACTCGCCGGGTGGGGACGTGTTCGCAGCGGCACAGATCTACACCATGCTGCGGAATCACCCCGGCAAGGTCACGGTGAAGATCCACGGCATTGCCGCATCTGCCGCATCGGTGGTGGCAATGGCAGGGGACACCACGCTCATCAGCCCAGTGGGAATGCTGATGATCCACAATCCGTCCACCATGGCAGCCGGCGAGAAAAAGGACATGGAGCAGGCGATCGCCGTACTGGAGGAAGTCAAGGAATCCATCCTGAACGCCTATGCGGCAAAGACCGGACTGTCCCGGAATCGTCTGGCAAAGATGATGGATGCGGAAACGTGGCTGAACGCCAACGAGGCAATGCGGCTGGGATTCGTGGACGGCATCCTGTTCGCCGAGGACGATCCAGACAAAAAGCCGGAGGAAGAAGAACCCGACGAAGAGCCGGAGGAGAATCCGGACGAACCCGACGAAGAACCGGAAAAAGAGCCGGATGAGCCGGACGAACCCGACAAGAAAGAATCCCCTGCACAGGCGTATTCCCGGAAACAGACGATGCAGTCGTTTCTGGCAAAGCTGGGGCAGAGCAAAAGCGACAGAACCGTGGACGCTGCACAGCTGCGTGCACGGTTGAACCTACTGAAACCGTAAGGAGGAAAAGCGAATGACTATGACAGAGAGAATGCAGCGTCTGACAGCACTCCGGCAGGAGCGTGCTGCAAAGTGGGACACCGCCAGAACATTTCTGGATTCCAAGACCCACAACGGCAGAATGAGCGAGGCGGACGCTGCCGCATATGAGACCATGGAAAAGGAACTGACCGATCTGGGCAACGACATTGCCCGTCTGGAACGTGCCAACGAGCTGGAGGCAGCTATGAATGCCGCCGCTGATCCCATTCTGGGCGAACCCCGCAGCGGCAAGGCTGCCGGCACAGGCACTGCGTCCGCATCGTACAAGCAGGCGTTCTGGGATGCGGTCCGGAACAAGCACTATACCGCTGCGGTGCAGAACGCATTGCAGGTGGGGACGGATTCTGAGGGCGGCTATCTGGTGCCGGACGAGTTCGAGCGTCAGCTGATCGAGGCACTGGAGGAGGAAAACGTGTTCCGCACGCTGGCGACTGTGATCACCACAGCATCCGGCGACCGGAAGATTCCCATTGTCAGCGACAAGGGCGAGGCATCGTGGATCGACGAGGAAGGCACCTTCCCGCTGTCGGACGATACCTTTGGACAGAAGTCCCTGGGTGCGTACAAGGTGGGTACGGCACTGAAGGTTTCCACAGAGCTGCTCAATGATGCCGCCTTTGACCTGGAGGCGTACATCTCCAGAGAGTTCGGCAGACGGCTGGGTGCAAAGGAAGAGGAGGCGTTCTGGGTCGGTGACGGCAAGAGCAAGCCGACTGGTATTTTCAATGCCACCGACGGTGCAGAGACCGGCGTGACTGCCGCATCGGCATCGGTGACCTTTGACGATATGCTGGAGCTGTACTACAGCCTGAAAAGCCCGTACCGCAAGAAAGGCACATGGGCGATGAACGACGCCACCGTCAAGGCACTCCGCAAAGTCAAGGACACCACAGGGCAGTACATCTGGCAGCCGTCTGTGGTTGCCGGCGTGCCGGACATGATCATGAACCGCCCGTATGTGACTTCCAGCTACATTCCGGCTCTGGCATCCGGCAAGACCGGCATTGCCTTCGGCGATTTCAGCTACTACTGGATCGGCGACCGGCAGGGCATCACCTTCAAGCGTCTGGACGAGCTGTTCTCCATGACCGGACAGGTGGGCTTCCTGGCATCCAAGCGTGTGGACGGCAAGCTAATCCTGCCTGAGGCGGTAAAGCTGCTGGCAGTGAAGTGACGGAGGTGCTGTATGGTGACGCTGGAAGAGGCAAAGAACTATCTCCGTGTGGAGCATTCCGAGGACGACGAGCTGATCCAGTCCCTGCTGCTGACTGCAAAGCAGACGGTGCAGGACGTGGGCAGGGTGTCGGCAGAGCAGTATGAGCAGGAGGAGACCTGTCACACTGCCACGCTGTACGCCGTCGCCTATCTGTATACCCACCGGGAGAACGCCGACCACAACGCCCTGCTGCTGACGCTGCGGGCAATGCTGTTTGCACAGCGGGAGGGAGTGATCTGATGGCAGTATCGATTGCAGAGAGAAACCAGCGTATCACCGTGCAGCAGAATGAAACGGTGACAGACCGCATCGGCAACCACACCAGTGCATGGACGGATTTTTTGGAGCTGTGGGCAAACGTGACAATTACTGCATCCACGGAGGGAACAGAGGCGGGTGTTACGTCCATGCGGCAGACGATGAAAGCGATCGTGCTGCACAGTGCCACGACAGCGGCACTGTGCAGCAACCGCCACCGGATCCTGTTCGGCGGCGAGGTCTACAACATTACCGGTGTGATGCCGTACTACACCAGCGGCGATCTGGTGCAGATCACGGCGGTGTCGCAGCAGGAAAGGCTGGTGGAATGTGATGAGCAATGTGGATATTGACGATCTGGCAGCGGCGGTGATGGACGGGCTGGAGGAGTATGTGGAACTGGCGGAGGACGTCATGAAAGACGCTGTCACACAGACGGCAAAGGCAGTCCGGAAAGAACTGGTGACCACATCACCCGACGGCAGGACCGGCAGATACCGGAAGGGCTGGCGTGCGTCTGTAGTGGAAGAAAAGGCACATATGCGGCACATGTCCGTACACAACCGGAAGTATCAGATCGTACACCTGCTGGAAAAGGGACACGCCAAGCGGAATGGCGGGCGTGTGGCTGCCAGACCGCACGTTGCTCCGGCAGAGGAACACGGTGCAGAGATGCTGGAAACCCTGATTACAGAAGCGTTGGAGGGCTGAGCGTATGACCTATGAAGAGATCACGGCGATGATGCAGGAGATCGGACTGCCCTGTGCATACCATCATTTCGCAGAGGGTGAAAGTCCTCCGCCGCCGTTTGTGGTGTATCTGTCGCCGGGAGAGCATACGTTCCACGCCGACAACATCAACTACTACAGCTGGAAGCAGCTGGACGTGGAGCTGTACACAGACACGAAAGATCCGGACGCAGAGCAGCGGGTGGAAGATGTCTTGACCGCACACGAGATCAGCTATGTAAAATCGGAAACATGGATCGAGAGCGAACGGCTCTATGAAGTCCTGTATGAAATGGAAGTCTGACTTAGAATGAAGGAGGCTGGCGTATAAAATGGCAGCAGGAAAGAAAAACAAGGTAAAATTCGGTTTGAACAAGGTGCATTTTGCGATGTGCCACATTGATGATGACGGCAATGCCACATATGACACACCGGTGCGGATCCCCGGCGGCGTGTCGCTGTCGGTGAACCCCTCCGGCGAGCCGGAGAACTTCTATGCGGACAACCGTGTGTACTACGTCATCAACAACAATTCCGGCTATGAGGGGGATTTGGAGCTGGCACTGTTGTCGCTGGAATTTCGCAAGGACGTGCTGGGCGAGATTCTGGATCAGAAGGGTGTGCTGGTGGAAAAGAACGATGCAGAGCTGAAACAGTTTGCACTGCTGTTTGAGTTCGACGGCGATGTAAATCACATTCGCCATGTGCTGTATTGCTGCACAGCGTCCCGTACCGCAGTAGAGGGCGAAACCAACACAGATACCAAGACACCGAAAACGGAAACCTGCTCCTTCACTGCCGCTGCACTGGACAATGGTCTGGTCAAGTGCCGCACCTGTGAGGAAACGGATTCTGAGGTATACGCAAACTGGTACAAGGCGGTGTATGTACCGAATGTGACAGAAGCAACGGGGGAATAAGCAATGCTGGAAAAGAAGATCATGATCGACGGCAAGCCGGTGAAATTCCGTGCCTCTGCCGCCGTTCCAAGACTGTACATGGCACTGACCGGCTCTGACATTTTTTCTGACATCGGAGATCTGACAGAGCAGTTCCACAAGCCGGCGAGAACCGGTGAGCAGCAGAAAGCACAGATCGATCTGAAAGATCTGGGCAAGATGAGCACGTTTGAGAACATCGCCTATGTGATGGCAAAGGCGGCGGACAGCAGCGTGCCGGACACGGTGGAGGAATGGCTGGATCAGTTCGGCATGATGTCTGTCTGGCGTGCATTCCCGCAGATCGCAAAGCTGTGGGCAGCCAGCCAAAAGACAAACGTAGACCTTAAAAAAAAGAACGTCCGACAGAACGCCCGATGACGACGGCACTGTTCCTGCTCCGGTGTGTGGAGCTGGGACTGTCGATGGAGGACTTGAACGTCCTGACATACGGCATGGTGATCGATATGTTTTCAGAGCGTTCCAACGATGATTATGACTATCCGATCCGTGCGACACAGCGGGATTTTGACACATTCTGAGGGAGGTGAAGTGCTGTGGCAAATGATAGGCGTATCAAGGGATTGACCATTGAGATCGGCGGCGACACCACGCAGCTTTCGGAATCCCTGCATGACGTGAACAAGTCCATTACTTCCACACAGGCACAGCTGAAGGATGTGGAAAAGCTGCTGAAGCTGGACCCTACCAACACGGAAATGCTTGCCCAGAAGCAGGAACTGCTGACGCAGGCGATCAGCAAGACAGAGGAGAAACTGGAAACGCTGAAGGACGCAGCTGTGCAGGCAGAAAAGCAGCTTGGAGATGGAAAGATCTCACAGGAGCAGTTCGCCGCATTGCAGCGTGAGATCGCAGCAACAGAGATCGAACTGAAACGATACGGTTCCCAGCTGGATACTGCGGCAGATGCCACGGAAGATCTGGGCGACGCTGCGGAGCAGGCGGCACAGGATTCCGGCGATGCAAGCGAGGAGATCGGCGAACTCAGCGATGCAGCGGACGATCTGGGAGATGCAGCGGAGGATGCCGGTGACGGCACAAAAGACCTCGGCGAATCTGCCAGGGATTCCGGCGACGGCTTTTCCGTTCTGGACGGGGCTGTGGCGACCTTTATCGGAAACGGTCTGACTGCACTGGTGAGTGCCATCGGCGATGCCATTTCCACATTTGCCGAACTCAGCGAATCTACGCAGGAGTACCGGGAGAATATGTCCAAGCTGTACACTGCCACATCTGCGGCAGGCATGGATGCGGACTACATCACACAGGCATACAGCCAGCTGTACGGCGTTCTGGGTGATGAAACCGCCACCACGACCACTATTTCCAACTTTGAAAAGCTGGGCGTATCCATGCAGGACATGGACAGCCTGCTGGACAGTGCCACCGGCATCTGGGCGGTGTACGGTGATTCCATTCCGCTGGACGGTCTGGCAGAGAGCGTCAATGAAACGGCGAAGGTCGGACAGATCACCGGCACAATGGCGGATGCAATCAACTGGGCATCTGCCAGCAATGACACATGGACAAACGCTCTCAGCGGCAATGCGGCGGCACTGTCCGCATTTCAGAGCGGCGTATCCCAGGGAATGAGTGCAGAGGACGCATTCAACGAGGCACTGGCTGCCTGCGGCGATGAGCAGGAACGGCAGCAGCTGATTATCAGCACGCTGAACGGACTGTACGCCGACAGTGCGGAAACCTATCGGGAGAACAATGCGTCCATCATTGATGCACGGGAAGCAACGGTCAACTATCAGGACGCTGTGGCAGGCGTAGGAGCTGCCATGGAGCCGCTGCAAACCACCATGACCAATTTCAAGGCGAATCTGATCTCCGGCGTATCTCCTGCATTGCAGGAACTGTCTGACGCCTTCATGGATGTGATCACCGGTGCGGACGGGGCAGAGGAAGGCATTGCATCTGCCGTTACGGGGCTGGTGGATACCGTTTCTTCTATGGCATCAGACCTGCTTCCGCAGCTTCTGGAAATGGGAACACAGATTCTCGGAGGCATTATGCAGGGGCTTGCACAGAGTACACCTACGCTGATGGCTACTGTTTCTGATATGATTCTGCAATTGATTCAGGCGATAACAGCGTTTTTACCGCAGTTCGCAGAAGCAGCCGTCACCATTGCCGGCAGCATCGTCACGCAGCTGACTGCTTTTGTGCCACAGCTGCTGCAAGCCGCAACTACGCTGCTCATGGCAATTGTAGATGCTGTACCGATGATCGTCAACACGCTTGTACCAATGCTGCCACAGCTGATCACAGCAATTGTGACAGCATTGCTCGGTGCAGTGCCGCAGCTGTTACAGGCTGCCACGACCCTGCTCATGGCAATTGTGAACGCTCTGCCCACGCTCATCACCGCACTGACAGCAGCTCTGCCGCAGATTCTCACAGCGATCACGAACTGCCTGCAAGCGTCGATTCCGGTACTGCTGCAGGCGGCGATCACACTGCTTATGGCGATCGTGGACGCACTGCCGACGATCATTGACGCACTGGTGGCTGCAATTCCGGTCATCATCACCACGCTGGTGGACTTTTTCACGAACAACATCGACACCATTCTGGACGCAGCCATTCAGCTGCTGATGGCTCTGGTGGATGCGATTCCGGAAATTCTGGTGGCTCTGGGCAATGCACTGCCGCAGATCATCAGTGCGATTCTGAATGCCGTGGTAGACGCTGTGCCGAAGCTGCTGAAAAAGTCAAGGGAACTGTTCGGGAAGATCATGGAGGCACTAGGCGAACTGCTGGGCAAGCTGCCCGGCAAGATGCTGGAGGTACGGGATTCCATTGTCAACGGTATCCGCAATTCCCTCGGCTCTATCGGTTCTGCCGCAGCGGATATTGTCAGTGCGATCTGGGATCACATCAAGGAACTGCCGGGTATGATGCTGGACGTAGGACGAGATCTGGTGGAAGGCTTGTGGAACGGTATCAGTGACATGGTGGGCTGGATCGGGGACAAGATCTCCGGATTCGGCGACAGTGTACTGGGCGGACTGAAAGACTTTTTCGGCATTGCGTCGCCATCCAAGGTGATGCGTGACGAGGTCGGCAAGTTCCTGCCTGCCGGCATTGCGATCGGCATTGAGGATTCCACCCTGTCCGCTGTGAAGTCTGTCCGCAGCATGGCAGACAAGCTGCGGAATACTGCGGTAGAAAGCCTGAACGGCATGACGTCCGGTGCAGCATACCGAATGCAGCAGAACCCCATGACGGCAGCTGTCCGGAAAAATGCCGCTGTCGTCAACAACTACTATAAGACCGACAACAGCCGAACGGTAAACCAGACCAACAACAGCCCCAAGGCACTGTCCCGTCTGGAGATCTATCGGCAGACCAACAACGCACTGAACCGGTGAGGTGAACCATCATGAAATACCATTTGATTCTGGAAAACGCCGCCGGAGAGCAGCTGGACATGAGCACAACGGCAAACCATTATATGATGTCAAAAGTCACCGGACTGGACCCGCCCGGTGCGACGATCAGCACGGCGACCTATGCCACCATGAACGGCAGCCAGCTGAACCGGGCGTTTCTGGAAAAGCGGAATATCGTCATTTCCTTTGAAATGCGTGGTGTCGGCGTGGAGAAACGGCGGCACAGGCTGTATCGTGTGGCAAAGCCGTCGGAATACATCAAGGTGTATTACCGGACATCCAACATCGATGTCTATACAGAGGGGGTTGTGGAAACCTGTGAGCCGTCCCGGTTTGATATGCCGGTATCCGGTCAGATCAGCATCCTCTGTCCGGACGTATACTTCTACAGTACGCAGGACACCATTGTGCAGCACGGCAGTATCGTCAGCGGTTTTAAGTTTCCGTTTGCTATTGCAGAAAAGCCCGGTGTGCCGCTGGGCGTGTATCGGACCGACAACAGCATCACCATACAGAACAACGGCGACACCATCGGCATGGAGATCACGCTGGAAGCCAAAGGCGGCATCGTGGGAACGCCGACGATCTATAACGCCGACACCGGAGCTTATCTCCGGATCACCGGGGATATTCTGGAGGGCGACAAGATCACCATTACCACCAGACACGGACACCGCACGGTGACGCTGACAAGAAACGGTGTTTCCACGCCGATCATGAACCGGTGGGTGTCTGGTTCTGACTGGCTGGAGCTTCCCACAGGGGAATCCCATTTTTATCTCACGGCAATGAAAGGGCTGAAATATCTGATCGTGACATTTCGGCATACAGATGCCTATCTGGGGGTGTGACAATGTATCTGGAAATTTTTCAGACTGCCAGTGCGGAAAACGGTCTGGGCGTAACGCTCACCGGCATATGCGACACGTTTTCCAGTCTGATCTGGGACGTGGAGTATTTTTCACCGGGAAAGTTTGAGGTGTACGTTTCCGCCAATGCGGACACCATCGCCCTGTTCCGGCGTGGGAACATTGTGGGCAGAAGTGACGACAAGCAGCACTACGGCATCATTGAGGGCGTGTATCTGCGGACAGATGCAGAGAACGGCGACTATCTGACGATCTCCGGACGGTTTCTCATGTGCCTGCTCAGCCGCCGTATCATCACGCCTACGCTGTCGTTTACGGCATACCGCACATACGGCGAGATCGTGCAGACCGCCGTTCAGAAAAACTGCATCACCCCGTGGACAGCGGCGGAGCGTGGGATTCCGTCGCTGAAGATCGGTGCAGTGTCTGGGGACTGTTGGGAAATCAAGAGCGTCTTGCAGGTCAGCTATGAGAACCTCATGGACTGGATCTATACCGTGTGCCGGAACATTGGCGGCACTGCCAACATCCGGCTGCGTGAAGTCGATACCGGCAAGTACGCCATGTTTCTGGAACTGTCTCAGGGGACAGACCGCAGCATCATGCAGCGGGAAAATATGCCGGTGGTATTTTCCGATGCCTATGACAATCTGCTGACGTACATCTATAATTCGGACTATTCCGAATACCGGAACTATGCCTATATCTACGGCGAAGGGGAAGGAATCCGGCGGCAGTCCGCTGCCTGCTATTCCGGAGAGAAAACGCCGACGGGGCTGTCACGCTATGAGATCTATGTCAATGCAAGCGACTTGTCGCAGACGATCCGGAACGACGACGGCAGCGAAACTGTGGTTTCCGATTCGGAGTATAAAGAGATGCTGCGGGAACGCGGCACAGAGAATCTGGTCGCTCCCGTGTTGTCCAGTGAGGCAACCATTGTGACGGAGAGCCACCAGTTTGTCTATGGAAAAGATTATCAGGTCGGCGATTTTGTCACCATGCAGCACACCGGATACGGCATACAGATCCCACGGGTACGGCTGGTGGGCATGATCGAAAGCTTTGACAGTGAAGGCTATGGGCTGACACCTGTCGTACAGGAATGAGGTGCATCAAAATGGAATGTGGTTTTTTCAACAGCAAAGGAGAGGACAGGCTCTATAACGCAGAGCATTTCACAAGCTATCTGTCCAGTATGATCTGCAACGGCGTGCAGGATACTGTGGGCGAATGCTTTGCCCCGTCTGTGTCTGAGGACGACGGCCTGCTGCTGACCATCGGCAGCGGCAAGGCGTGGATCAATGGGCATTACGCACAGACAACGACCAGCGAAAAGCTGGATCTCTCTGCATATGTAGACGAATCTCTGGGACGGTGCGTTGCTGTCGGTGTCTACTGTGATACTAGCGAATCGGTGCGGGACTGCGGATTTGAAGTACTTGCCGGCACCTGCTCCGGCAGTCCCAGACCACCGAAATTTTCCAACACGGAGAGCAGGACATATCTGACGATCTGCACCGTGCGTCTGCGTCCCGGTGCAGCGTCTATCCTCAGCGGCGACGTGACGGACTGCAGGAACGACGAAGCCCTCTGCGGCTACTGCAAGTGTATTCTGGGCAAATGCGGCGTTACCGTACTGCAGGAACAGATGGCGGCACTGGAAAGCCGGATGGACGCTCTGGAAAAGAAAATGGATGCTCTGGATGTCAAAGTGCTGGATTCCGGAACGTGCGGCGAAAATGCAGCGTACACCCTGTATACCAACGGTCTGCTGCGTATCTCCGGCAGCGGTGCAACAGATGACCAGAACGAAACCAGCGTATGGGCGAAGAACGGAACGGCGGACAGTATCACAAAAATCATTGTGGACGACGGCATCACGAAAATCGGAGACCATTTCTTCCATGGGCTGCCCAACGTGACCTCCGCCCTGATCGCACAGACGGTTTCGGAGATCGGCACATACGCATTTGCCGATTGCAGCAAGCTTTCCGGAATCGCCCTGCCGCCTGTTCTGACCAAGCTCAGCAGCCGTACATTTTCCGGCACAGGCATTGCAGCGCTTTCCGTTCCGGTTTCGGTATCTACCATCAGTTTGCAGGCGTTTTACGGAACGGCAATCGAAAATCTGGTTTATGCCGGTACGAAGGCACAGTGGAATGCTGTAGAGAAACAAACGAATACAACAACTCCATCCCTGACGGATTCGTGGGACGTGACAGGAACAGATCCGGACACCTTCCTGAAAAAGGTGATTTGCTCTGACGGAACCTATGTGCGAAACACCAGCGGAAAGTGGAGTGCTGAATAACAGAAAGGTGAAAAAATGCTGAAATTTTGCATCTATGGACAGAAAATGGAACTGATAAACCGTCAGACGATCGCCGATCAGCAGATCTGTTTCGTGGATATGTGCTTTCTGTTCTCTCCGGACTGGGAACAGATGGACAAAACGGCACAGTTCGCACAGGGCGAAAAGACCTATAACGTGCATCTAGGCACAGGCAACGTCTGCCGCTGCCTGCTCCCGGCGGAGCTGCAGACCGGCTGTGTCAGCGTCAGCGTGTTCGGCTATGCGGTGGACGGCTCAGTCCGTGCGACGACCGTCCCCCTCTGCATCGGCATCAGGCGTTCCGGTTTCCGGGGCGACGGCGAAACACCGATCCCGCCCACGCCGGACTTGTATGCACAGCTGCTGGACGCCATCGACAAGAAGATCGCATCCCTCCATGACGGCAAGGACGGCGTGGACGGAAAATCCGCCTATGAGATCGCCGTGGACAACGGGTATCCCGGCACGGAGCAGGCGTGGCTGGCATCTCTCAAAGGGGACAAGGGCGACACCGGCGAACCGGGAGCAGCTGGCGAAAAGGGCGAGCCCGGCGAAAAAGGTGACACCGGAGCTGCCGGAAAAGACGGCAGGGACGGCACAGACGGTGCGGCAGGACGTGACGGAGTAAACGGTGCGTCTGCCTATGAAATCGCCGTACAGCACGGCTACGGCGGCTCAGAAACGGCATGGCTGGAATCCCTGCACGGTGCGGACGGAGCAAAGGGCGATACCGGAGCATCCGGCAAAGACGGTGCAGACGGATTTTCTCCTGTCGCAAAGGTGGAGAAGTCCGGCAGCGTGGTGACCATCACCATTACAGACATCAACGGCACAACGATCGCAACACTGACAGAGGGTGCGGCGGTAGACCTCACCCCATACGCAAAGACGGTTTATGTGGATGAAAAGGTGCAGGAACTGTCCGACAATCTGACGTACACCTTGCAGGAGCATACGCTGTCTATCACGCATCTGGAGGAATCCGCACACACCCACGACAATCTGGAAACGCTGAACAAGATTAGCGGAACAGAGTGGACACAGCTGGTTTCCACAAAGCACTATCACAACAACATAGAAACGCTGAACCGCATCAGTCCGGGGGACTATGAGAATCTGAGCAGCAAGTTTCCGGCGAGAATCACGGCGTTAGAGGATTCTCTGGGCGACATCGCCGCGGCTCTGGCGGACATTGTGGGGGTGACCGAGTAAATGGCGACAATCGCACAGTACATCGCAGAGATCAACCACCAGCGTGACCTGCTGGCAGGGCATTTGGTTGCCCGCGGCATTGTCGCAACAGCAGACGAAAAGCTGAATTTGCTGGTACACAAGGTTTCTCTGCTGCCCTCTGGTTCGACCGAAAAAACAGTGGTTTTTGATGCAGACCACCGGAAAAATGTGAGCCTGCTCTACAACGGCACGCTCTACAGTCTGGAAGATTTCGTGGCACAGTATCCGGACTTCTGTAGTTCCAAGAACGAGTACGCACTGAACTATGCCACATCCATTTTCGGATGGGATTACAGCTGCTTTACCTGTTCGACTGTGCCGCTGACGCTCTCTGCGGCAACACAGATCGCCATGCGGTTTCTGGCAAGCAGCACGGAGACCGGCATCATGCGGCTGGTGCAGTCGGACAGCGGCACGGCAGAGGACATTCTCAGCAAGGCACAGACCGAGGGCAGCTACATTGACCTGTCCCTGCAATGGCTGTACAGCACGGACTACATCACCACGCTGACACCCTGTGAAGGTGTCACCACAGGCAAGTATTATCTGGCATGGGTGGGACGGAGCAACAACAGCCATCCGCTGATCCGTTCCATCACAGCGATCTAGTTTCACCACGGGAGAGGAGAGCATATCATGAATATTGTAGAAGCAGTGGAGCAACTGAAACAGGGCAAGGCAATCAAGCGGAGCAGCTGGGGAACCGCTGAGATCAAGGCGGCACAGCTGGACAACGGACAGTACCAGATCTTCGCATCCGGCGATCTGACACCGGAAATGCTGGTGCTGCTGTCCGGAGATTATGAGGCAGAGGGGGAAACGGCATGAAGGAATGGCTTTGTACAATCGTTGGAACGGTTGGCGGTGTGATCGCCGGACTGTTTGGCGGCTGGGATACGGCGTTGGCAACGCTGTTGATTTTTATGGCGGTAGACTATGTGACGGGATTGATCGTTGCGGCTGCCGGAAAGTCGCCGAAGGGCAAGCTGTCCAGCAAGATCGGCTGGAGAGGACTTGCCAAAAAGTGTGTTGTGCTGCTGTTGGTTCTAGTGGCGGCACAGCTGGACGTGGTTCTCGGCATGGACTATGTGCGTGCAGGCGTGTGTGTTGCGTTTCTGTGCAATGAGGTGATTTCCATTCTGGAAAACGCCGGCTTGATGGGCGTACCGCTGCCGGCGGCACTAAAAAACGCTGTGGAATTGCTGCAAAAGAAGGAGAAATAAAAAACACCGCCCGGCAGCGTACAGGCTGCCGAACGGCGTGGTGTGGGGTTATTCGTTGCTGTCTGTGTTGTCCCGGCACAGAGCGTCCAGTGTCACGCCCAGTGCATCCGCCAGCTTGATGGCGCTTGCAACAGTACATTGATTTCGCTTTTCAATGTTTTCGATGGTGCGGACGGGGACATCTGCCAGGGCGGACAGTTTCGGCACAGAATATCCCTTCTCTTTTCGGATTTTTCTTAGGTTCATTTTTTTCCCTTCCGGTAAAAATAGATCACGAGTTTTGCGATGCCAAAGCATATCAGCAGGCATCCCAGTTTGGTGAGTGTTCCCATTTTGTTGACATTGGCAGATTTCTATGGTATAATAGAAAAGCAGCAGGGAGGGTGTTTTTCGCACCCTATGCCGCCCGTTCTGTTAGTCGATGATTTTATCAATCAGGATTAGCAGAACTCCTACGATGAAGTCTACCAACGCTCCGATCAGAAGATTGCTGACATCAATCTTTGACTTTGGTTTTTTGCGTTTGGTGGGCTTCTTTTTTTGTTTTGCCAATGATGTTCTCACCTCCTCTCTATGATACTATTATACCACATATTTTGGTGGTTGTCAAGAAAATTACGGAAAAAATATCTGAAAAATACGACAAAAAACAGGAATCGGATTTGTACATCTTGTACAGAGAAAAAAGGAGATGATTTCATGACATTGAAAACCTATTCCAATAGCGATACCACGCAGATCTCCGCACATTTCAACGCCAGAGAGTTCCGCTGCAAATGCGGCGGAAACCACAGCTGCCAGATTGCTGCAGAGCTGGTGGACAAGCTGGAGCAGCTGTATGCGGCGTTGGACTGCGGCAAGATCATCGTCAACAGCGGCTACCGCTGCACGGCACACGACAAGGCAGTCGGCGGCAACGGAGCAGGACAGCACACCAAAGGCACGGCGGCAGACGTGGTGTGCTACGACAAGTCCGGCGGTATTATTTCCGCAAAGACGGTGTGCTGCAAGGCACAGGATCTGGGTTTCGGCGGCATTGCCAATATCAGTGCAAAGTACCAGGCAGTGCATCTGGATGTCCGCTCCGGCAGCCGATATTATGGTGATGAAACCAAAGGCACAAACACGGTAACAAACGATTTCTACCGCTATTTCGGCATTGCCAAAGACAACAAGGACAGCCGGAAAGCAACGGCAAATGGCATTGACGTTTCCAAGCATCAAGGCGTGATCGACTGGGACAAGGTCAAAGCATCGGGGCAGGTGGATTTTGCGGTGATCCGTGTGGGCATCGGCAGTGACATTGCGGAGCAGGACGATGCACAGGCAGTGCGGAACATGACGGAGTGCGAACGTGTGGGGCTGCCCTACGGCGTGTATCTGTATTCCTACGCACTGACCACACAGGAGGCAGAGAGCGAGGCGGCACATATGCTGCGGATGATCTCCGGCAGAAAGCCGACTGTCGGCGTGTGGATCGACATGGAAGATGCGGACGGCTACAAGCAGAAACACGGCAAGCCGCTGGATACCGCAAACGGCAGCTTGTACACGCAGATCTGCCGGACGTTCTGTGACAGGATTCCCGGAGCAGGCGTGTACAGCAGTACCAGCGTATTGCAGCATATTCTGTCGGTGGGTGATCTGCCGGTCTGGGCGGCTCAGTGGGGCAGTCAATGCACCTACAGCGGAGCTTACCGGCTGTGGCAGTACAGCAACAAGGGCAGCGTGGACGGCATCTCCGGCAGCGTGGATCTGGATTATTTCTACGGCAAGTTAGGTGCAGCTGCGACAGGTGATGCCGACAGCAGCGGCACTGTTACGGAAAGCGGCACACTGGAACAGATCTTGCAGCACGTTGCGAGTATTGACAAGAAACTGAAATGAGAAACCCGGCAGTACAGCAGGAGATTTCCTGATTTGTACTGCCGGGTTTTTGTTGACAATTGTGATATACTATTTCTTGAAAATGTTGGAGATAGCAAGCAATGACGGTGTAAGAATTGTAAGTTCGCATTTTGTTGCGTCGCCTCCACCA